AGCAACAGTTTCTGCAACAGCGGCTACAGGCACGATTGCTTACGACATCACTACACAGTCAGTGCTGTACTACACAAGCAACGCAAGTGCTAACTGGACAGTTAACTTCAGAGGTTCAAGCGGCACATCGTTGAATACTTTGATGTCCACAGGTCAGTCAATGACTGTGGCGTTCTTGGTGACTCAAGGCTCAACTGCTTACTACAACAGTGCTGTGCAAGTTGATGGCACTACGTCAGGTGTGACTACACGCTGGTTTGGTGGTGCGCCTACAGCGGGTAATGCAAGTGGCATCGACAGTTACCGCTACCTCATCATTAAAACAGGCAGTGCGACATTTACTGTCTTGGCAAGCAACACACAATTTAAGGCCTAAAAAGATGCCATTACAAGCTACAAGCGGTGCAGCTTCTCAGGATGCCTTTGGTGGCAATGGTGTAGCTGTTGTGCCTGCGTATATAGAGGATGTGTTCTCTTGCTTTTTATACACGGGTACTGGTGCTAATCAAACTATTACCAATAACATTGATTTGTCTACCAATGGTGGATTAGTTTGGATAAAACAAAGGTCATTATCAGCATCCCATCGTTTATTTGATACAGCGAGGGGAGCTACTAAATATCTTACAAGCAGTGGAGCGGCAGGGTCTGCAACTGACGCAACATCATTAACTGCTTTCAATTCAACTGGTTTTTCATTAGGCAATAACGATGCTGGAGATGATACAGTCAATGGTTCTACTTATAAATACGCCTCATGGACATTTCGCAAGCAGCCAAAGTTCTTTGATATTCAAACGTGGACAGGGGATGGAGCTAACCGCACTATTTCCCATTCACTAGGATCAGTACCTGCTTGTATATTAGTGAAAAGAACAAGTAGTGGTAATGCTGCGTGGGCGGTTTACCATAGAAGTTTAGCTAATACACAATACTTGGTTCTTAATGACACAGCCGCAGCAGCGACAGGTGCTACTTGGTGGAACAGCACAACGCCTACAAGCACAGTTTTTAGCCTTGGTACTGATGCTACTGTTAACGAATCTGGAAAAACATATATTGCATACATTTTTGCCCATGACGCAGGTGGCTTTGGTCTGACGGGTACGGACAATGTGATTTCGTGTGGGACATTTACTCCTAGTGGTGGTGCGGCAACAATAAACCTCGGATATGAGCCTCAATGGATATTGTCAAAAGTAAATTCAGCAGGATACTTTTGGAGAATGGTAGACAATATGCGGGGCATTCCTGTTTCCCCTCCCGGCAGTAATACAGCAAAAGTTCTTTATGCTAATGCTAGTAACGCTGAAGCAGATAGCGGAGACATTTCACCAACAGCAACTGGGTTTACTGTTGATGGTCAGGCGGACTTTCAAACAATCTACATCGCCATACGCCGTGGCCCGATGAAAGTGCCTACTACGGGTACGAGTGTGTTTGCTCCTGTGGCAAGGATAGGGACAGGATCAATAGTTAACGTAACTACACCAAATTTTGCCCCTGATCTTTTGTTTTCTCGTGACTATGGTTCTAGTGTGGGCAAGTTTTCATTTAACGACAAACTTCGTGGCCCATCAAATAGTCTTTATTCAACTGACACTGCCGCAGAAGTAACAACAACAGGACTTACGTCATTTAATAATCTTGGTTATACAGCGGCAGCAGATGGTTTATCGTATAACGAATCTGGCGATGGAATGATTACTGAGTGTTTCCAACGAGCCCCATCGTTTATGGATGTCGTTTGCTGGACGGGGACGGGTTCTGCAACCACGTTTAGCCATAACTTACAGGCCGTACCTGAGTTAATGATTGTGAAGCGCAGAAGTACAGCGTTTTCGTGGACTGTTTATGCTGCTTCATTGGCGGCAACTGAGATAATGGTCTTAAATACAACCGCAGCTATACAAGCTGGAAGTGATGCGTGGAACAGTACAAGGCCAACGTCTTCTGTTTTTTCTGTCTCCCCCGGCTCAAACTCCACTAACGCTTCTGGGTCAACTTACGTTGCCTACCTATTTGCAACCTGCGCTGGTGTTTCCAAAGTAGGTTCATACACAGGAACAGCTACTACAAAACAAATTGATTGTGGATTTACAGCAGGGGCTAGGTTTGTACTTATCAAACGCACCGATGATGTAGGCGACTGGTATGTGTGGGATACGGCAAGGGGCATCATTGCTGGCAACGACCCGTACCTTTTGCTTAACAGTACAGCCGCTGAAGTGACATCGACAGACTACATCGATACATACAGCGCAGGATTTGAGATCAGCAGTACAGCGCCAGCAGCCATCAATGCAAATGGTGGAACATACATCTTCTTGGCTATCGCATAAGGAAACATCATGCAAATACGAACAAATGACGGGCAAGTAATGTACGAATCAGAATTTCGTGCATACACAAAAGCCAATGGTGGCCCTACTTGGGAGACAACAACAACTGAGGTGCTAGAAGCCTTGGGTGCTGATGTCATCTTTGAAGGCCCACAAGCAACTGGTGGCACTGTCTACCAATACTCTGTCTATGGCGGCATTGAGCAGATTGAGGGCAAGTGGTACACCAAGTGGAATCTTGGCCCATCGTTCTTCCAAACTGAAGATGCTGAAGGCAATGTAACCACCGCTGCTCAGAATGAAGCCGCTTACAAAGCCACCAAGGATGCAGAGCAAGCCAAGTCTGTTCGTGCCTCTAGGGATACCAAGCTATCTGAGACTGATTGGCGGTTTCGCAGTGATATGACACCCTCACAGGCGTGGAAAGACTACTGCCAAGCCTTGCGTGATGTTCCATCTCAGGCAGGATTCCCTTGGACTATTACTTGGCCTGAACAACCATGACCCCAGAATTGCAAAAGTACTACGAAAGCCGCTTTGACATGATGTCAACAGAGGGCTGGAAGGATTTGTCCGTAGATATTGACATTATGATAGAGTCGCTAAATAATCTAAGCGTTATTCCTGATGAAAAGACCTTAATGTTTAAAAAAGGTGAACTTTCCATCTTGACTTGGCTGAAAACCTTGAAAGAGGTCAGTGAACGAGCCTACGAGGAATTGAATGAAAAGAATTTATGAATTTGTCTGCGTAAGTGGACACAGAATTGAGAGGTATTGTGATTATGAGGCACATACTACTCAGTGTGAGTGCGGTGGTACAGCCAACCGCACAATTTCGGCTCCAAGCATCAACTTGGAAGGGTGGTCTGGTCATTTTCCGTCTTCATGGATGAAATTTGAGAAGAAACATCGTGATAAGTTGGTAGAAGAGCGTAAAACCACAACATAAGCATTTATGCCGTTGTGTATCCTAGAACCCAAAAGTGGCAGGAAAAAGGACAAATATGTTGATTGATAACCCAGATGAGATGTTAGGTGAGTTAGAGACTGTTCAAAAGCAGAAACTTGAAACTACTGTTGAGCCGATGAGTAATGACATTCCCGACAAATATCGGGGCAAAGAACTGTCAGACATCATCAAAATGCATCAAGAAGCAGAAAAGCTGATTGGTAAGCAAGCTCAAGAGGTAGGTGAAGTACGCAAATTAGCAGACGAACTCATTAAGCAAAACCTTACTGGTAAACCTCAACCTATTCAAGAGGAAGAACCTGAAGTAGATTTCTTTGAGAATCCACAGGCGGCGGTTCGTAAGACTGTTGATAATCATCCTGATGTACTTGCGGCTAGACAAGCTGGTCAAGAGTTCAGAAAGATGCAAATTCAGCAAAAGCTGGCGCAAGAGCATCCTGATTTCGGTCAGATTGCTCAAGATGCAGACTTTGTGAATTGGGTGAAATCTTCACCTATTCGCATTGGTTTGTATGCAAAGGCTGATGGTGAATTTGATTATGACAGTGCTAATGAATTGCTGAGTACCTATAAGCAGTTGCGTGGCGTTAAGGCTAAACAGACTACAGATGCAGGGGAAACTCAGCGCAAGTCTAGTCTTAAAGCGGCGACAGTTGATGTAGGTGGCAGTGGAGAGTCTGGAAAGAGAGTCTATCGCAGGGCAGACCTTATTCGGCTGAAGATGACTGATCCAAACCGCTACGATGCCTTGAGTGACGAGATCATGCAAGCGTATCAAGATGGTAGGGTCAAATAATTTAACTTTTGATTTTATTGGAGTACACAAATGGCAACATCATTTTCCCCCACAAACTCAGTCACAGTAACAACTGCTGACAAATTCATTCCTGACATTTGGTCAGATGAAATCGTAGCGTCTTACAAGAAAAACTTGGTTCTTGCTAACCTAGTTATGAAGATGAACTTCAAGGGCAAGAAAGGTGACACTGTTCACATTCCTGCACCTACTCGTGGTTCTGCTTCTGCTAAAGCCGCTGAGTCAGCAGTTACTTTGATTGCCGCTACTGAGTCTGAAGTCACTGTATCTATCAACAAGCACTATGAATATAGCCGCTTGATTGAGGATATTGTTGAAGCACAGGCTTTGAACTCTATGCGTCAGTTCTATACCTCTGATGCTGGTTACGCCTTGTCTCGCCAAGTTGACACCGACTTGATTCAGTTGGGTCGTACAGCTAATGGCGGTTCTACTGGCGCTCGTTACGGCTCTGCCTTTATTGGTGGTGACGGCACAACAACCTTTGACTACACCGCAAACACCAACACTGGTAATGCGTCTGCATTGACTGATGCCGCTATCCGCCGCACCATTCAGCGTTTGGATGACAACGATACTCCTATGGACAATCGTTTCTTCCTGATTCCTCCATCAAGCCGCAACACCCTCATGGGTTTGGCTCGCTACACCGAACAAGCATTTGTCGGTAATGGCGATGCAATCCGCAATGGTGAAATTGGTAACTTGTATGGCATCCCTGTGTTCACTTCCAGCAACGCTGACTCAGCATCTGCAACTGAAGCATTCCCTGCTTCTGGTTCTGCTATTGCTCGTGTTTGCTTGATGGGTCACAAAGACGCAATGGTCTTGGTTGAGCAAGTTGGTGTACGTTCACAAGTTCAGTACAAACAAGAGTATTTGGCTACTCTGTTTACATCTGACACTTTGTACGGCGTTGCCGCTTTGCGTAATGCCGCTACTGTGGGAGCCGCTAAGTCCTCATCCATGTTTGCTTTGGTTGTTCCTAGCTAATTGCAGTTGTCCCTCCTACTTCTAGCAATAGGGGTAGGGGGACTTTTTTAACCTAATTAGGAGAAACAAAAATGGCAGCAGCAACAGCAGTAGTTTCCCGCCGTGGAAACGATCAATTTCGTGGTTTGTTTACAGATACTTGGGATGTTTCCTGTACTTTAGATAGCGCATCAGTCGCTACTACAGCTACAGCTACAGACACAGTAACTGTTGCAGGCGTTGTCTTAGGTGACATGGTTCTTGGTATGTCAGTTGGTGTCAGTGAAGCTGGATTGGTTCGTAGAGCCTATGTTTCAGCCGCTAACACAGTGACTATCGTGACCTACAACCCAACAGGCAGTTCAGTTGACTTGGGTCAAACTACATTACAACTTATCATTGGTCGTGCTGTAGTTTAAGGATGGGGGGGCTAGTCCCCCCTTTCTCATTTAAGGGGTTTTATGGCTACTTTTCGTTGTTTACAGTCGGGTAATTGTGTAACTTTTACCCTCCAGCATGACATTGACTCTATGAAGGGTCATCAGGGTTATGTTAGAGTAGACGAACCAGAAGTAACCATAGAATCTGTAGAATCAGATACTAGAACAGATACCGCATTTGCGCCTGTCATGCCCACAATTAAGCGTATGGGAAGACCAAGAAAGGTAGCAAATGTCTGAAGTAGATGCAAGAGATTTTGGCAAATTAGAAGCTCAAGTTGAATCTCTCCAAAAGGAGATGCACTCACTTAGCCAAGACGTAAAAGCATTGCTTGAACTTGCCAATAAGGGCAAAGGAGGTTTTTGGATGGGTATGACTATCGCTTCATTTATGGGCGGTATTGTTACCTTTGTTGCTGATCGTGTCTGGAAATAAGGAGAATATTATGCCAATGGTCGGAAAAAAGAAGTTTCCCTACTCTGAAAAAGGCGAGAAAGAAGCCAAAGAGTACGGCAAGAAAAAGGGCGTTCCTGTGACTATTATGGTTGCAGTTGGCAAGCCTAAAGGTCTTCCTATGCGTGGTGGTAGGACTGCTACTAACATGATGAAGAAATCTTCAAGAGGTAAATAATGTCTACATTTCAACTTGACCCTAATCAAGTGGCACTTGGTGTTCCAAGACTGGGAACAGCCCAAATATTTACAGTTACTAACTCAAGTGTTCAATCAACTGCTTTTGGCGCATCCACCACGATGATTCGTGTATCTTGCTCTTTAGGACATTGCCATTTTCAAATTGGCACAAATCCAACAGCCAGCATAACAACTTCACCCATGATGCCTAATAATTTTTCTGAGATTATTAAGGTAAATGCTGGTGAAAAGATTGCTGTTATTAAGGATTCTGGTGTTACCGCATCAACTTTTTCTGTTACGGAGTTAATATGAAAAAGACTAAAGCACAAGCCAAGATTAGCAAGGTAATGACTGAGTTTGGTAAGGGTAAGTTGACATCTAATAAAAAAGTTGTCAAAGACCCAAAACAAGCAATGGCAATAGCTTTGTCGGAAGCTGGTAAGGCTAAAAAGAAATGAAGACTAAATCTAAGGTCAATCAAGCAGGGGTTTACACCAAACCCACCATGCGAAAAGCCTTGTTTGAGAAGATTAAAGCAGGGTCATCAGGTGGAGATTCTGGCGAGTGGTCAGCAAGAAAAGCGCAACTTTTAGCCAAGGAATACAAGGCTAAAGGTGGTGGATACAAAACTTAATAAGGAGTAAATTATGCGAGTCATTGAAATCAAATCAGCCAAATCATTTAAACCTTGTGCTGGATGCCCAACCCCAAGCAAGTGCAAGGCAATGGGAAAATGCGCTAAGAAGATGAAATGAAAGACCCACAACAATCTCTAAAGGATTGGGGTAAGCAGAAATGGCGTACTAAGTCAGGTAAACCCTCATCTCAGACAGGTGAAAGGTATCTGCCAGAGGCGGCTATCAAGTCTTTGAGTGCTGCTGAGTATGCGGCAACCACTAAAGCCAAGCGCAAAGGCACTGCGGCTGGCAAACAGTTTGTTGCCCAACCAAAGAGCATTGCAAAGAAAACATCAAAGTTTAGATGAGGTAAAGATGAAAACACCCACTTGGCAAACAAAAGCTGGTCAAAATCCAAAAGGCGGCTTGAATGCCAAAGGGAGATCGTCTTATAATGCGGAAACTGGTGGCAATCTGAAGCCTCCAGTAAAGTCGGGGGATAACCCTCGCAGAGCAAGTTTCTTGGCTCGTATGAGTGGCAATGATGGCCTTGAGTACGACAAGAAAGGTGAACCAACAAGACTGCTTCTTTCGCTTAAAGCATGGGGTGCAACCTCAAAGGCTGACGCAAAGGCAAAAGCTAAAGCTATATCCGCAAGGAATAAGGCAAAGGCGAAATGAGAGCATTATCAGTTGGAGTTAGTCCTACAGCGGCAGTAGACACTACAGTCTATACCTGTCCGACTGGTTATTACGCCAAATTTACTGTAATGTATATACACAATACAGGCGGCTCAACCAAGCATATAACTGTTCAATGGTTTGACGCAAGTGCTAACAGCACAATAGATATATTAACCTCCTATGACTTTACTTCAAAACAATATTTACAGTTTGATGGTAATGCCTACATTGTCTTGGAAGAAGGAGACAAAATAAAAATTACTACACAATCAGCAAGCAGTTTCAGTTTTATTGCAACCTTTGAACAAATAGGATTAACAAGACAATGACTTATTTAGAACTTGTAAATGATGTCCTCATAAGGTTGCGTGAGACAACAGTAGCTACTGTTACCGAAACATCTTACTCAACACTAATTGGTAAGTTTGTCAATGATGCCAAGCGTCAAATTGAAGATGCTTTTGCTTGGAATGTTCTAGGCACTACTATTACGTTGTCTACTACTTCTGGCACATACTCTTATTCTTTAACTGGTGCTGGTCAGAAGTTCCAAGTTATTGATGTTATCAATGCCACTAGCAATGTTGGTATGAAAAATATTGATTTTGCTTCAATGAATAGAAAGCAGAATTTCTCTACTCCTGTTAGCGGCATTCCATCAGAGTTTGCCTTTGATGGTGTTGATGGTAGCTACAACACTAAGGTAACGCTTTATCCTCGTCCTGATGGCGTGTATAGCATCCCATTTAGCTTAACAGTGCCACAAGCCACTTTGTCTAGTGACTCCACTGTTGTGCTTGTCCCTGACGTTCTGGTGGTTCAGAATGCTTATTCTCGTGCTTTGGTAGAGCGTGGTGAAGATGGTGGTTTGTCATCATCTGAAGCATACCTGTTATATAAATCCATGTTGTCTGATTACATTGCTTTGGAAGGCACTCGCTATCCTGAGAATCAGGAGTTTGTTGCAGTATGACGCAAAATTTGCAGACTTTTAGTGTTCAGGCTCCTGGTTTTTTTGGCTTAAACACTCAAGATTCTCCTCTGACATTAGAGGCGGGATATGCTTCAATTGCCACTAATTGCGTGATTGACCAATATGGACGTATTGGCGCTCGGAAAGGCTACTCAAGAGTTAATTCTTCAAGTGGCAATCTTGGATCAAATGATGTAAAGGTCATCCATGAGCTTGTTCAGCTTGATGGAACATTGACTGTATTGTTTGCTGGCAATAACAAGTTATTTAAACTCAGTTCTACAAATACAGTTACAGAGTTGACCTATGGTGGGGGGGGTACTGCTCCTACTATTACGGCAAGCAATTGGCAATGTGCATCTTTAAATGGAATTACATACTTTTTTCAATCAGGATTTGATCCATTAATTTACGATCCTGCTGTAAGCACCACCACATATCGCAGAGTCTCAGAAAAGACTGGTTACACAGGTACAGTGCCTTTGGCAAACATTGCTATATCTGCCTTTGGTCGTTTATGGGTGGCAGAAACAACCTCAGACAATGTAACAATTACCTTTTCTGACTTGCTTACTGGTCATAATTGGACAGGTGGGACTTCAGGTACTTTGGATGTTTCACGGGTTTGGCCTAATGGTTCGGATCAAATTGTAGGACTTGGCGCACACAACAATTTTTTAATTATCTTTGGTAGTCGCCAGATATTGGTCTATGAAGGGGCAACAACTCCCTCCACAATGTCTTTGTCTGACACAATAGGCAATATTGGTTGTTTAGCAAGAGATACCATAGTTTCAACGGGATCAGACATTGTTTTCTTGTCTAACTCTGGTGTTCGCAGTCTGATGCGTACCATTCAAGAAAAATCAGCACCTTTGCGTGATTTATCTAAAAATGTGCGTAATGACTTGATGGGTTATGTATCTGGTGAAACAAAATCTAACATCAAAGCTGTTTATTCTGAAGTCAATGCGTTTTACCTTTTAATGTTTCCTATTGCAAAACAAGTCTATGTATTTGATACAAAGGCACAGTTGCAAGATGGTTCAGCTAGGGTAACGACTTGGGATAGCATTGAACCAACTGCATTGTTGTCTCGTAGAAATGGTGACTTGTTGATTGGTAAGAATGGGTATATTGGTAAGTATGGAACTTACCTTGACCATGCCTCTACTTATCGCTTTCAGTATTACACCAATTATGCTGATCTTGGCGATCAAAATATCACATCTATATTGAAGAAGATTTCTGTGGTTGTGATTGGTGGAACTAACCAGATAATTACTATTAAATGGTCGTATGATTTTTCTGCACAATATTACGCAACACAAGCAACTATTCCCATATCTACAGTAGCAGAATATGGGATTGCTGAATATGGTGCAAATGGAGTTCCTGTGGCGTACTATTCATCAGGCATCCAGATCGGAACTTTGGTAGGTCAAGCATCAGGATTTGGCAAAGTTGTGCAAACAGCGTATGAAATTGATATAAATGGTTCTGCTGTGAGTATCCAGAAGATTGAGATTCAGGCTAAAAATGGAAAACTTGGTTAAGGAATAAATATGGCTAATTACACGAAAACCACCAACTTTGCATCAAAAGATGCCCTTGCTTCTGGCAATGCTTCAAAGGTTGTCAAGGGAACTGAGATTGACACAGAATTTACAAATATTCAAACAGCTATTGCTTCAAAGGCAGATGGAACATTTTCAAATTTCTCTTTTGTTGAAGCATCAAATGTGTTGTATATCTACAATATATCGACACCTGTAGCAAAGATTGATGCCTCTGGTAATTTGACTGTGATTGGTAATGTCATAGCAAATGGAACTGTTTAAAGGAAAAAAAATGCCAAGTCTTTTTAACAATCAATATAACAATCTTGCGTCAAAGGGCAGATATGGCGACACCATGCTCGCCCACATCAATCCTCAAGAAGCTGGATTGTTGAAAGCTATGGGTGGTGCTGGTACTGTTAATCCTCAGACTGGTTTGCGTGAGTTTTATACTGATGGAAGAATACCTGCACCATCAACATATCAGGCGCCATATGGTTCTTATGATCCAAGGGCTGGTATGCCAGCCGCACCAGCGCCATTTGATAGAGCTTTTGCAGATGTAAATCAGTATGGCATGGGTGTACAACAAATTACAGGCTACACATTACCAAGTGACCAAACATTTGCGGATATTCCGCTTGTTACAAAATATGACCCAAAAGGTAATTTCAATTATTTGACGTTAGAGCCTGGTCAATATTTAACGCCTGACCCAAGCCAGCCAAACATCGTATCTGTTCCGCGACTAGATGCAAGTGGCAATGTTGTTGATTGGGGAATTTCTGATTTAAATAATCAGGATAACGGCAGCTTTGGTAGCATGATTAGGGAATTGGGTACTGAGTTTGCCCCAATGATTTTGACCGCATTGGGTGCTAATTATTTAGCTGGTAGTGGTCTATTGGGTGCTGGTGCGGCGGCTCCTGCGGCTGGTGGAACATTAGCTGGTATGGGTACTGGTGCGGCGGGTGCGGCGGCTACAGCAGCAGCCACTGGAATCCCATTAGCTGCATTAACTGCTGGTGGAGCAACAGAAGCAGGATTATTGGCTGGTGGTGGTTCATCAGGTGGTTTGGCTGGGTTTGGAACTGGCGCTGCTGGAGTAAATGCAACTGCTGCTGCTACTGGATTAACTCCTGCTGCTTTAGGAGTTACTGGTCTTACAGCGGCAATACCTACTCCTAGTGTGCCTACTCCTCCTACTGGTAGCGGCAGTCCTATGGCTGGTGTACCTACTCCTCCTGTTGTGTCTCCTACTGTTACTCCTGCTGTTATTCCTTCTGCTGTTTCTTCGGCGGCTAGTTCAATTACTCCAAGTATGTTGGATTCCATTGCAAAAGCAACTGGGATTTCAGTAGACACTTTAAAGACTTTTGCTCCATCTGTTATCCAAGGTTTAATAGGTGCTGGTGGCTCTTATTTAACGTCTGAACAAGCCAAGGAAGCGGCACAAACACAAGCAGATGCACAGATTCGTGCGGCACAAATTGCTGCTGATGCCGCTAGGTTTAGACCTGTTGGCGTAACTACTCGCTTTGGTACATCCAATTTCACAACTGATGCAGCAGGTAATATTGTTACTGCGGGATATACACCTAGTGCTGAGATCACAGGTTATCAAGATAGGTTAAAAACCCTTTCTGGTCAGGGGCTGACTGATGTAGAGGCCGCTAGAACTGCTTATCAGCCTTTAACGAGTGCGGCACAAAGTCTATTTACTTTGGGTAAAGGATATTTTACTAAAACACCAGAAGAAGCCGCACAAGACTACATTACTAAACAAACAGCTTTGCTTGCGCCTAGTCGAGCAAATCAGCTTGCTGAGTTGCGAAACAGACAGTTTCAAACAGGGCGTGGTGGAGTTGCTACGTCTCAAGGTGGTAACTTGATGAATACAAACCCTGAGATGGCAGCTTACTACAACTCTTTGGCTCAAAGCGATTTGGTTCTTGCAGCACAGGCAGATCAAGAGGCTAGAAACCGCATTCAGTTTGGTTCTGGCTTGTTTGACACTGGTGCTAACTTGCAAGGCAGATACTACACTGGTCAAACGGCGGCTTATTCGCCATTTACAACTGCTATAGATACCTCATCAGGACTTGAGAGATTGGCTCAACAGCCTTTAGATTTAAGCACTGCTATTGGTCAAAAGGTTAGTACAGCTACGGCTGATGTTGGAAGATTAACTGGTCAAGGCATCATCAATGCGGCAGGAACAATGGCTCCAGCAAATGCCTATTCTTTAGGTGGAAATCTTTTGTCTGGTGCGGCAAGTAGTCCTGTTCTTTCTAGTGCAGTGAACAAAGCGTTTGGTGTACCAGAAAAAACTACAGAACAGCAATTAATTGAAATATTGCTTAAGAATAGACAACAATCAGCTTTTGCGACATAAGGAGAAAAGACAATGGCATCAGACATCTTAGGATTGTTCACATCTCCTCAACAGTACCAACAAAATCAGTTGGCGCAGTTTCAAAATCGTGCGGCTCAAGAAGTACAGTTAAATCCGTTTCAACAAGCGGCTTTAGGTGCTAGGACTGCTGGTTATCAGTTGGGTCAAGGTATTGGCGGTGCTTTGGGTGGTCAAGATCCACAGTTGCAGTTAATTGCTCGTAGACAGCAGTTGTTAAGCCAGTTAGATCAATCTGATCCTGCGTCTTTTGCACGAGTAGCAAAAATGGCATCTGATGCTGGAGATCAAGAACTTGCATATGGCATTGCCAATGCTGGTCGTCAAGCTGCTGTTCAAGTTGCTCAAGCCAATAAAGAACGTCAGTTAGCCGTTCCTGCTGACATTCAAAAAGCACAAATGATTCCTCAGATTCAGGATGCTATTGACCAATATAAAGCATTGCCTGTATCACCTGAAAGAGATAGAGCAATCAAGTTACTTGAAAATCAACTTAGAGTTTTAGGTGGAGATACAGCTACAAAATTGGCAGTTCCAATCCAAGTCGCCAATCGTATTGGTGAAATCAACAAGACACTCAGAACACTAAAACCTGAAGACCCAACTTATCAAGATTTGTTAGACGAAAAAGCACAACTTGAGCGACCTGAAAAACCAGAAAAAGTAGCTGATAAACTTCAAGTTGCTAAACGAGTTCGTGAAATACAAACACAATTAAGTCCTGATTCGGGAGTTGCTTTACCTCCTACAGTTCGTGCTGGCTTAGAGGCAGAACTTGGAAATCTACAAGTAGAACAAAAACCAGATGTACCAAAAATTGGTGTTACAAGAGCAACGGGAGAAGCTGTTTATTACGATAGAAATGAAGATCTTCAATTTGTAAAGAGAAAAGATCCTAAAGACCCAACTAAACAAATTCGTGTTCCATTTGAAGGAAATATTGACCAAACAACTTCTAATATTACTCAAACAGCAGGGTTTAAACAAGCTGTTGGTATAAATCAAAATAAATTAGATTTAGCAAAATCTGTTGAAGAAAGTGCTTTTTCTGCATCTGACAGAATTTCACTTGCTCAAAGTCTTAGAGACCTTTCGCCTAAAGCCTTTACTGGATTTGCGGCAGATGCAAAATTAACCGCATCAAAAGTTGCATCAGCATTTGGAATACCAACTAAGGGTGGTACTGAATCTGAGATTATTGACCAAATTTTAGGTCAAATGACTATTGGTTCGGCAGGACAGCTTAAAGGCGCATTGTCTGATAAAGATGTTTTATTCTTGAAGAAAACTATTGGTACAAGAGGATTGTCTGTTAACACCTTGCTATTTGTTGCAGATGAAATTGAGCGTTTAGCTGCTCAAGATAGACACTTAAATAAGAAAATAAATCAAGTAACCCAAGGTGGTGGAAGTTTAAATGATGTTAATTTTGAAGAAGAAAAAACAAAATCCTCAAGTTTTGTAAAGAAACAAATGTCTGAATACCGAGGTATTTTGAAAAAGGTTGCCAACAACACAGCCACTTTAGAAGAAGCAACAAAAGCAAGACAAATCCGTGATGAATTGGGGTTGTAATAATGAACTTAGATGAATACATCAAAAATCTTGAACTTGCTGGTGGAAAAACAATCAGTCAAGGTGGAGACAGCGCTGCTCAAACTCAACAAACAAGACAGCAACTTGAACAAGCATTAGTTCCTCAAATTGCTGTAACACCATCTTTTCCAACAAGTGTTCCAGAAGCTGGAGGATTACTTTTGGGTCTTGTTCCTCCCCTTGCACCAGAAACACGATTTGCACAAAGTATGTTAAGGCTTGGAGAAAAAGCACCAGCTTTTGCTAGACCATATGTTCCATCATTAACCGCTTCCACAATAGGAACAACTGCTGGAACAATAGCTGAACAAGCCTTTTTGCAAGACGAAAAGATTTTTTCTACTGAAACAGGAAAAAAGTTATTAGAAAACAATCTACAAAATGCAGCATTTGATGTTGGCGGTAATTTAGTGTTTTCTGCTTTTGGTAAAACATTAAAAGTAACAAAAGATGCACTAGATAAAACTGGCATTACAAAGTCAGCAAGTTTCTTTGCAACACCTGAACAAGAAGCAAGACGGGCGGCACAAGAGTGGTTGTCATCAAGAAATGCAACTCTTACAAGAGGTCAGCTTACTGGTGATTTTGGTACTCAGACACTTGAAGGAACATTAAAATATTCTCCTGCATCTAACTACTTTGAACAACAACAAAAAGGTGTTCAAGCAGCATTAAATGCTGGTGCAAACGATGTAAGAACTACACTTGATACATCAGAGGCATTTCAAACTGCATTAAAGCAGGGTGACCCAACGCAAATGGCTATTGGAGATCGCTTCCAAAATGCCATTGGAGAAGCTGATAAATTGATGAAGGCAAAGTTTGCTCCTGTATATGAAAAGATTGATGCTGACCAAGGTTTGCGTGTTAATTTGATTCCTTTGAAACAACAAGCGCAAAAAGATTACGCTAAATTAGCAGAGCGTGGGTTTATTGGCAGTGGAATTGAGCGCAAGAAAGTTTTGGAAGACATCCTCAAACAAAACGATGAAGTTACTTTTGGAACTGCTCATGCTTTAAGAAGTGATTTATTGGCAAGCGGTAGAGAGGCGACCAAAGAAGGTGTGCCATCAACTGTTTTACAAAAAGAGTATTTTAATCAAGCACAAGGTGTTGCAAATTTAATGGACAACACAATGGTTATTACTTTTGGCAATGAGGAACAAAAGGCTATAGCTAGAAAATTAGGATTAGTTGGAGGAATAGATCAACCCGCTGGTTTGAGAAATGGTCAATATCAAGCGCATAACATCAATTCATTAGATCAATTAAATTTGCCAAAAACCAAAGCAAATACGGCAAATAATGAGTTATTGCGTGAGTATTTTAATGCTCAAAGTAGTTATAAAAATGCAATGGGTGGTTTGTATAACGGAACAATGCAAGCAGCTTTAAAAGCAGAGCCATCTGCTGTTGGTGAACTATTGTTCAATATTGATAGACCAGAGCGCATGAGAGATACATTTAAGGCTATTGCTGAAGTACAGAAGTATCTTCCAAAAGAACAAAGTGCTGGCTTGATAAATGAATTGCGGTATGGATATTTAAACAAGATATTTGGCGACCCAAATGGTGTGCTGAAGTTATCTCAAAACTTGGAAGACAAAACTTTTAAAGAAGGTTTTGACTATTTGTTTAGAGAGCCAAAAGTAAAAAAACAATTGTTAGATATAACAAATGCCGCTAAGTATGGTTTAGAAGAAGAAACAGGTTCTACTGCTTTAAGAACTAAATTTATTGGTACGGCTGTTACTGGGGCTACTGGTCTTGCATCAACTTTAGCGTACTTAAATTTACCAGATGAAGTTCAAAACAAAATGGATTTGCCATCCATACTTTCTAGTGTTGGAGTCTTGTATTTAACTCCAAAAATGATGGGCAAGGCATTGACAAACAAGAACTCAATGGATGCACTTGCTATGTTGGCAAAAGCACAAGCAAATCCTAAATATGCTGGTGCGGCGGCTGCAAAGATAGCAGATATGTTTAATAAATCTGGAATCATTGACTCTGAGTATTTGACTGAACTTAATCAAATGATGACCATCCAAAGACCACAAACTCTTACTCAACAACAAAGAGCAAATCCAGTTATTGATTTAGATGCGTACATAAAAAACCTTGAACCAGCCCAATAAGGAAATAAAATTGATCCAATCTCTATTTGTCTTCTTGCGGCTGGTTTGGTCAAAAACATCCAAGCTGGCTGTGATCTCTATAAGCAAGCTAAAGAACAGTTTGTCTCTATCAAGCGCACTGCTGATGAAGTTGTTGCCATTGGCAAAGAGGTTAAAGGAATTTGGGGTACGTTGCGGAAGTTATTTGGCGGTAGTCCCAAGCCAGAAGTTGCAAAATCTGTGGCAAAGGCTAAAAGGTCTGACTACGTTGCTGTTGACGAAACTCAAGTCAAAGCTGACATCGTTAAGAACCTGACTGAATTCTTCAAGCTACAGGAACAGTTAGAAGCGCACATCAGGGATTCAGAGGAGAAGGCTAGGACTGTAGTTTTTTCTGATGATGTGAACTTGATGGAAGAAGCCCTGAACAGGGTTTTGGCACAGCAAGAGATGGAGAGGTTGGTAGTTCAGATTCGTGAGTGCATGGTCTACCAGTCACCTCCTGAGATGGGTGCTTTGTATTCAGAAGTGTTCAGCATGAGAGACATCATTGCTGCGGAGCAAGCAAAAGCAAGGAAGATGCGGGATGCAGAATCATGGCTACGAAAGGAAAGGGAGCGACTCCTAGCAGAAAAACAAGCATACCTGTTGGTAGCTTTCCTATTCCTAATATACCTATGGATGGTAATAGGTCTGGTAAGCAAGATTGGGAGAACGTAGTGGGGTGGATTGCTGCTTGTGTTCTTGTCGTATTGTTGTTACCTGTTTTAGGTATGCTTTACATGGATGTATTGCAAGCAAAGCATGAAGCGAAACAACAGCAGGAAAAAGTGCAAAAGGTGATTAAAGAACTTGAAAGAGAGAAGCAGAAATGAACATTTATTGTATTTGGGGCTTATCTATCCTTTTGGTGCTGTTAGCTGGCTGTGATGACCGCTACCGCTATCCTTGCCAAGACCCATTAAATTGGTCTAATGTTGAATGCAAACCCCCAATTTGTACCGCTTCTGGCACTTGCCCAGAGATGTTAGTTAAAACCGAACAGGAGAAGAAGTGATGGCAACCATTGGATATAAACCTAATAATCGCCTGACTGCTGATGAGATTGAAGTCAGAGTATGGGCATTCGTTATCGTAGTATTGGTGAGCATTCTGTTAGCTTCTATGGGTATGTTCCTGTACTCTGTTTCTTTTGTACAACAGCCCATGAATGGCAGTATGGCGGCTATTGATAAAGTGTACACACAGCAGATTAGCACCATCATGGTGTTCATTACTGGTGTTTTAGGTGGTGTAGCTGGTAGGTCTGGTGTTAAGGCAATAGCTACAGCATCAGCTAAGGCAGAAGCTACTGATACTGATGAACCCCCAAAGCCATGAGTTTATTTAATCCTTGGGTGCTGTTGGGCATCCTGATGGCGGTAGTTGGGTCGTTTGGCGGTGGTTATCTCAAGGGGTCAGATGATGAACTTACTCGTCAACAACTTGAGATTGCTGCCCTAAATGCTGAAGCTAGGGTAAAGGAACAAGCCCTTATAACTGTTGTTCAGACCCAATCCACCAAACTTCAAAAGGCAAATCAAGATGCAAAACTTGCTCAACAAAAGCGTAATGCTGACATTGACTCTGGTGCTTTGCGGTTGCGGCTCCCTGTCAAAGCCCCCGTCTGCCCCGTACATACCGCCACAGATACCCCCGCTGAGTCCAGAGATAGCGTTCAAACAAGTGCCGAACTTGACGGAGAGGTTGCTAAATCTCTTGTCGCCATCACAGACCAAGGAGATGCCAACACCCGTCAATTGAATGCTTGCATAGATGCCTATAACGCTGTTTACCAAACCCTGAAAGGAACAAAATGAACTTGTCTGCCAACTTTACCCTCAAAGAACTAACCAAGTCTGATACAGCCACTAGGTTAGGTCTGGACAATACTCCTGATGATGAGGCGCTGGAGAACTTGAAGACTCTCTGCGAAAAAGTGCTTCAGCCTGTGCGTGAACACTTTGGCAAATCAGTTACTGTGAACTCTGCCTATCGTAGTCCTGAGAGTAATGCTGCGGTGAATGGATCGAAGTCCTCAGACCATTGCAAGGGCATGGCGGCAGATATAGAGATAGTTGGCATTGCCAATGCTGATCTTGCTCAGTGGATTATGGATAATTTGGACTATACACAACTAATCCTTGAATTCTACACACAGGGTATACCCGACTCTGGTTGGGTTCATGTTTCTTATGACCCTAATAACCTGAAGAAACAGGAATTGACTGCTGTTAAGGTGGCAGGGAAGACCCAGTATCTGAATGGACTACAGGCTTAATTAGCCTCTTGCAGAAGTGTTTGGGGACTAGGTGTTCGTACAAGATCACCTCCCCACACTTCTCACATAGCCATGCTATGCCCATGTCTACTGTAGTTTTCTTGTTTCCATGTTGACCTTTTTGTCTGCCGTAGAAGGTTCTTATTTTACGAATCATTTGCTAAGTTTAGCCCTTGAATAGATTGTAAATTCTTTCTTTTCTGTCAAGGCAATACGTTCTCTTGCATTTTTACCCAAGATATGACCATTAGCTATTTGCTTTAGTTTCTTATCTTTTAGCCAAATACTAGGTTCACCCTGCCAGTCAAATACGTTCTTAATCATCTTTACCCCATCGTTTACATAATTGCTGTACTGTCTTACTTTGCTTCTTGCGCTTCTGACACACTTCACTCACAGATTTCTCTTTAGCTTTTACCTGTAACTGCCAAGATGTAAGAGGTTTAGGTGTATCAGGAAAGAGAGTAGTCCATCCTGATATTCCCATCACTGCACCAAGGATGAGTCGGTCAAGCATAGTCACCCTCTCGTGTGTGTTTTGACAGTCGATTCTCTAGTCGAGCAATGCGCTCCTCGTTGTACTGTATAGCCGCAATTGCATACTCTGCGGCAGTCTCAGCTTCTAGCTTGCGTAGGTGTGCTTCCTGTAGTTCTTTGGCAATTACTTCATGGATGGTTCTTGCTCGCATGATGTCTTTGACGTATTTGATTGTTGATTCTCTAAAAGTCAAATTGTTCCCCTTAGTTGCCATCCCATTAGGAAGTAGTTCCAACGAGTTTGTGTGTTGGGATTGACGTATCTACCTTTAACTTGCTCAAAGTCTGAATAGCCTCTAGCGAACATCAATGCCTCAAACATTTCTTGTGCTTTTGTCATTTCTTCATCTCCCTGATGTAAATGGTCAAACTGTCTATGGTGTCTTTGCCAAAGCCAGTTAGCTTCTCAACTTCTAAAGCCACTTCTTCAATGACTTGGTTGCGATATGGGTTGGTTGAGATGGCTGCTTGTACGGCACGTTTGCGCCACATACTCTGCTTCTCCATCTCGTTAAAGGCTTCATCTTCTTCATTCATGGTCAGCCTCGTTCTGAAGTAAGTAAAGCACCCAAATAAGGATTAAGCCAAAGGCAACAACAAAGAAAGCGCCAAAAGCCATTAGAAGAAAAGTAACCAGTACATCCCACATTAGACTGCCCTCCACTCACGCTCATTGCGCCCTGCTTGAGACTTAACTGTTCTGCCTGTCAACTGGATTAGATTCATCTTCTCCAACTCGTTTAAACGCCTTGCAACCTGATTTGCATCTAACCCGCTATGTCTAGCTATCCCATCCTTACCAAGCGCCCCATGAGCCTGTAAACAGTCCACAATGGTGCTGAAGTGCTTGGAGGCCAAGTCTTTGGCAGCATCAGCGGCTTCATAGCTGGTAACTGGGTCTGAACTACGAACCCTGTTAAATATTGGCAGGTCAAAGAACTTCTTTACGCCGCCACCAAAATGTGTGTCATCTAACGAACTCATCATCAACTCCTATTATGTTAGTGTGTGCTTACTTACAAATGCAGTCTCTCCCGCTGTCACCACTTCTGTATATTCACCCTGTGGTTGGATTTGTGCCTTGGAAGGCTGTGTCAGACTGTCTGCAATTGACTACTAAGGGGAATTGCAGACACACACATATACAAGATGCTATTCTTTCACCCCTTAATTCTGTAAAACATCAAAATGGTATATCTGAATCCATGTCTTCAATGGATGGCTTCTTCTTTGGCGAGGAAGTGTTAGCTTCTTCTTTAGGACTTACTGCTAAACCCATGAATTTGCCTGTCTTTCCCTCTTTTATCCAAGCTGAGAGCCAATAGGGTTGACCATTGACTGTAATGTTGCCCTTGTAGTCGGGCTGGTTTCCTGTTTCTTTCTTGTCGTTCTTAAACAAGACACCTGAGTTATCACGCTGTTCCATATTTAAACCTTTATTTCATTGAGTTTTTTAACTTTGTCATCCACTTCTGAAAGAAACTGGATAACCTCTTTTTCGAGTTCTGCAATATACATATCATTGCGCTCGATTCTTTTGATGAACAGTTGTAGGTGTTCAGGCATTCGTGGGTCGAAACTCACAAAGTCGCACCAACTTCTGTTCGTACACGCCATTTGCCACTGCATTTGGTCGTAGTATTTCTTTGCTGGCTCGTCACCAAGGATTGTGTCGATGTGGGTAGCAGTGTTGGGACACTTGATCTCTAAGCATCCATCATCACTCACCAAGCCATCAGGAGAGGCCGCAGACATAGTAATTCTTGGATGGTCAATAGCACCTACCTGATCTACCATATTGCCTGTTTTAGCCTCGTATGCAGCACGAGCAAACTCTTCATTCTCGATACCCCACTCCATAGCGGCATTGGTGTATGACTCTGCTACTTGGTTAGTCATGCGCTCGACTACCAGTTGAGCCATGTAGTTAGCCCTGCTGGTGCTGTAGCCTGTCTTTGTTTTGGCAACAATGTCAGAGATACGAGATGCAGTAGCTTTACCGCATCTTTGCTGATGCCATGCTTCTGTACCTTGAATTACTTCTTCAAACTCTTGAATAGCCATTTAATTTACCCCTTTTTAATCTCAAAGCCGCAGAACCTCTACTAATTTCAAGAGATTTTGCAACTTCATTTAAGTGCAAAACATTTTTTCCATCAGAAACATAAACAGAATTATTTTTGTTTCTTTGCTGATCGCTTTTTGTTGCCCATCGAACATTGTTTGGCTCATATCCTTTTGAGTTATCAATTCGATCTATTGAATGACTTGAGGATGGACACTTGCCAATATGCTGAAAAAACAACTCAAAGTTATCTATCCATTTGCTGTAAACAAAAATACCTTTGCCGCCATATCTATGAAAATCCTTAGAACCCTCTCTACAACGAGATTTCATTGCACTCCAAGCCCTGTACTCTTTGGAATTTCTCATTCCATGAGTTTTATTTTTTCCTGCCGCTTGGTTTATGGCGCATTGATGGCACTGGGTAACCCTGTTGTTGCGAACCCTTGTTGCAATGTATTCAGAAACATCGCCACACAAACATTTACACAACCATTTGATATGCCCATCTTTTGATTTTGATTCCGATACAGAAAGAAAAGATAACTTCATACAAGCCCCTTGTGTTGGTTTACAAACAGATTATAAACCAATACAACGCTGTTTAAACCATTCGGGTGTGCCTTGTTCTACTTCACTCATTTCAATGCTCCTTTACGCTTTTCTTTGGCATCAATCACTTTCTTTTGCCAACTTTTATCACCAGCGCAAGCAGAGTAAGCAGTGCCGTATACATTCTTGAGTTCCTCTAAAGTTGATGCGGCATCAATAGCCGCCAAGTGGTCGATCATCATTCCTACATCAATGCTTGAGGATGAGTCACCCTCTGGCAAGTCTTCACCAGCATAGATGTACAGACCCAAGCCATGCAATGACAAAGCCTTGGTCATGCAACGCATGATGGCAGTGTTGACTGCAAATGCGTCAGGGTTGAGGATTGCTTTATTGCGGAAGTCCATTACTGGAAGTTGGCAAGTCATTGGTTTGCCAAACATGGTGACTGTGACAAACACCATTGCTGTGCCGTTTACATCCATGTAGCACTTGTCGCCAAACATCTCTACCTTGTAGATGGCTGTAGGGTCTGCCTTGAGTGCTTCAGCCCAAGCCCAAGCCCATGAGAGATAGGTTAGGTTGGCTTTCTTCTCGGTATGCTCATTGACGTTCTTGTTGAGCAACATTAACACCTGTTCCTGATTCATATTCACTCCTGTTTAAAATTTTGAAAAGTCTTTGAAATATCTGTGTTCATTGAATTTGTATATACAAACTCAGATTTCCAATCAGTCAGTCTTTTGAGTGGGTACACCTTTCTGTGAGTTAAAAATTTGTTGGGCGATAGAGAATTGGGAATCAAAGTCAAAGTCGGAAAGTTTGAACCAAGTTCCTGATTGGTCACAACAGTCGATCTCATTGCCTTTAGGCTTCGTACAAAACGGGCAAAAAAGTTCATCTTGGTTTTCCTCAAGGATTGCAGCAATAGTGTGTTTAAGTCTCATTTGTCCCCCTTGTATTCGTTTTTCAACCATAGG